TCATATACATGTAAGTAGCGAATAGATCAGCTTGATATCTTCTTTTAAATTCATAGTGAAAGATGAATTCAAAAGAAGCTTATCTTTATGACCTAAAAAATAGTGCCCAAGTTCATGAAATAAAGTAAAATTGAATTCTTCTTCAGACAAATTTGAATTTATAATAATCATTTGTTTATTAGGGGATATATAGTTATAAAATCCATTCACAGAATCACTTAAAGGTTCTATAGAAAAGTGAACCCTTTTCAAGTTTTTAACAATTAGCATAGGGTCTAAATAACCTAACTCATTAACATATTTTTTTATTATTTTATCAGCTTCAAACTTAATGCATTTTACGCAATTCAAAGCAATTCCCTCCCATTCTTTAGTACATCTCTTATTTTTGTGTACTTTTATTATGTAAGTTTAAATCTTTTGTTAATCAATATATTTTTCTTATGTAAATTATTTGTATTTTTTGGGAGTAAATTTTTTCTTATTTTTTATCTTTATAGCTTCAAGAGAACTTTTTAAAGCCATTTCTATTGCGAAATAGTCTTCTTCTGTAAGAATATCTTTATTTTTAGAGAATGATAAAGTCATATCATCTAGTATTTTCTGAGCTTCTTTATCAATATTTTCTTGTTCTTTTATTGTTAATGAGTAATCTCTTTCTTTATTTGCTTTTGATTCATTAGGGCTTGAATCATCATTAAAAAACGTATCAACAGTAACACCTAAAGCTGTAGCTAATTTCTGGAGTGTTTTAGCATTAGGTGATTTTTTTTTACCACTCATAATTTCATGAACAGTTGATTGACCTAAGCCAGCTTCTTTTGCAAGCCTATATTTTGTCCAGCCTTTAGAGTCCATTAAATTTTGAATTATTTCTTTATTAAACATATCAGCCTCCTAAATATATTTCGCTATAACAAAATAATATATGAAAAAAAATAATAAGTCAAGAAAATAAAAGAAATATCGCGAAAAAGAAAGTATTAGCGAGATATATTTCGCAAATAAGAAATAAAGCTATTTTACAATGTTTCGCTAAAGAGTTATTATGTAAATGCGAAATAAATCGCGAAATAATTAAAGGGAGTGTTAAGAGTGATATCTAAGAACATAACTAGAATAGCAAAAGAAAAAAATATAACTATGTATAGAATTGCTAAGGATAGTAATTTATCAATGTCTTATGTATGGGAAATATGTAAAGGAAAAAGAGAGAATCCTAGTATTACAGTTACTTGTAAAATAGCGAAAGCATTAGGAACCACTGTTGAAGAACTTATAAGCAAATAGTTAAATTTTGCTTAATACTTATTTAATGGACAAGCATTAGTTAAATATCATATCCCACTAGTGCTAAGGGAATGGATTGTAAAAGCTTTAATTAAAATCCCATTAAAGCTAAGGGTATTTAATAAAAATCATTTAAAAATCATATAGTTTAAAGAGCAATTTTAAGGAGATAAACAAATGGAAATTAGAACAAGAACAGTTCCAGGGTATAAGAAAGGTACAGTAATAACTGTTGAGGAAGTATTTCCATCTGGAGTTGAATTTGTGGAGAAAGAAAAGGCTAAAGTAATAGCTAATATAATTTCTAAAAGGATAGAAGAATTAGGTGGAAATACTAAAGCTCTTACAGAGTATGCTAAGAAAAAAATAGAAGAAACTTGGTAAGCATTAATTAACTAAAGAAAGGCTTTAAGTAGCCTTATAGATAAAAATTAAATTTGAGAACACTTACCAGTATATTATATGAGACTAGGAGGTATTGTATGTTAACTAAAAATGGAAATTTAATTTTAGGAACAATAGCTATAATTACAACTTTATATCTAAGTATAGAGTTTATGATTAAAAGCTTAGATGAAAAAGAGCCTAAAAAAAGCTTTAAATATTTAATATTAAGTACATGCAATATGTTAGCTTTAATATTTGCAACAAATGTAATTTAAGGAGGAATTTATTTTGGCTAAAAAAAATAATAAAAGAGCTTCAAGGATTTAAAGAAGAACTTAAAAAATTTGATTCTATAGAAGTTAAAGAAAAAGATATAGAAATATTAGAAAATGCGATAGAAGAGTTGGAATTATATAAATGGGCATTCTTAGGTTTAAAGTATGCTTATTTAGATTCAATTGGTTATGAGGTTGAGAATGAAGCATTTAAATAACGAAAAGATTATTTACACAATATATTATCTTTTGATATTTAGTATGGTAGTTTTTTTACTTTACTTAATAAAAATTAGTTAGGAGAAAATAAATGATAAAAGCAGAAAATCATATTAAATTAGCTTATATAGCTACAAATGAAGTTTATAAAAAGAATAGCTCAATGAATTTTGAAGAAGTCTTGTCAGCTGCAATGTTAGGACTAGTCAAGGCTGCAAATAGATTTGATGAAAAGAAAGGTTTTAAATTTTCAACTTATGCAATGAGTACAATGAGAGGACAGATTAAAAACGATTATTATCATGATAAAAATAGATTTATTAGAAAAAGAAATGGCAATACAGAGATATACGAAAAAGTAAGTATTTCTTCTCTTAATGATACTTTACCTTTGAATTTAGAAAAAGATGTTGAATTAATAGATACTCTTCCTTCTAATTTTGAAATAGATAATGAAATAGTAAAGTTAGATTTAAAAAATGCTATAAGCAAGCTTCCAGATTTACAGAAGCAAGTAATTAAGATAATTTTTTTTCAAGGTAAAACACAAAATGAAGCAGCTAAATTATTAGGAACTAATCAAGTACAAATTTCAAGAATTAAGAATAGGGCAATAGAATCTCTAAGAAAAATTCTTGTTTGTTAGGAAGTTAATTATGTTAAAAATAAGTATTAATTTAAACGTTTTAAAAAATAAAAAAATAAAAAGAGAGTACCAAGACACCGACCAAAGTAGTCGAGGTACTCAAAGAGTAAAGCAATATCATTTTAACATTTTAAAGTGTAAATAGAAAGAGGGTGTATTCAAAATGAAGTATACCGTACATGGATTACAACAAGAAAAGTTAATAGAAATGGGCTTAGATAATGATGATGCCCTTATATTATCAGTAATAAAAGAAATGTATTCAAGCAAGAAAATGGAATATCAAATCATAGATGGAGAAAGATTTATTTGGATAGATCAAGGTTATTTATTAGAGCAAATACCTATTATAGGAAAGCATCGAAAGCTACAGGCAAGGTTAAAAAATCTTTGTGAAAAAGGGATTATAGAAAGAAGATTATTAAATATCAAAGATGGCATAAAAGGCAGTTTTTCATATATAAATATTACTGCTGACTTAGATGATTTAAGCGAATATGATACCCTACGCAAAAATTGCGTACCCTTACGTAAAAAAAGCGTAACCCCTACGCAAAAAATGCGTAACAAAGATACTCCCATAAGTGATTCTATTAATAATATATCTAAAGATATATTAAGTAGCACTCATGTGCAACGAGTTATAGAGGAATGGAACTCTATAGGATTACAAAAGATTATATCTATAAATGCAGGTACTAATAGATATAAATCTTTAAAAGCGAGAATCAATGAATATGGAATAGAGAATGTTATAAAAGCTATTAAAAATATAAATGAGAGTAGCTTTCTTAAAGGACAAAATAATAGGAATTGGATAGTAAATTTTGATTGGTTAGTAAAACCTAATAACTTTATTAAAGTTTTAGAAGGAAACTATAAAGATGAAAATGGAGGGAAAAACAATGGAAGCTTTAGACAGGATTTTAGCAAAGGTCAAGGAGCAAAGCCAAAGTATGACTATGACAAAATCAATGGAATCTAAGTATAAATGTCCAAAGTGTAAAGATACAGGGATCATTTTGGAATATAGAGAAGGCTTACAACCTTTAGGAAAGCAATGTCCATGTAGCTTATCGAATAATATAGAAAGAGCTTGGAGAGAGTTCGGAGTAGAACCAAGTAAAGTAAAAAAAGTAAATGAGTTTATACCATTCGATAAAGTAACTGAAAATGCTAAAAATAAAGTAATTGATTATATATTTAACTTTAATAAAACTAAGGAGCATGGATGGTTTATCTTCATGGGACAACCAGGGGCTGGGAAAAGTCATTTAGCAATAGCTCTTGGAGCCGCACTGTTTAAAGATAAAAAAAGACACGTTATTTATATGCCATACACAGAGGCAATTATGGGACTAAAAGGAAATGCAAAAGATTTTGAACAGTACACTACATTACTAGATAGATACAAAGAAGCTGAAATATTAGTAATAGATGATTTATTCAAAGATAAAGTGCGAAATGGACAAGTAATAGCACCATTAAATGATATTGATATGAAACATATATATCCATTGTTGAACTATAGATATTATAAAAAACTAATCACTATAATTTCAACTGAATGCACTATTGAAATGTTAGAACAATTAGATAGAGCATTAGCAGGAAGAATTATAGAAAGAGCAGGAAATAACATGGTTATATTTATGGGTGAAGAATATGACTATAGGTTTAAAAAACTAAGATAAATGAATAATAGGCAGTTACTTTTAGTAGCTGCTTATTATTAAAACATTAGGAGGAAGTTATGCTTAAAATTAATCAAGCTGTTAAGTTAATAGAAAATAATAGTCGTAGAGAGGCTAGTGTTGATGAATATATTGGATTTATTAAAGCTATATATAAAGATTTTATTGTAATAGAGTTAAAGAATTATAATACCTGTTTAAATAAAGCAGATCTTATTGAAGATACAGGATTAAGGTTACAAATAAGAGAAGAAAAAGAGTGGGTAAAGGTCGGGAAAGAAATTTTTGAAAGGATTAAAGTTCCAGATGGACCAAAGGATAGGAATATATATAAGCAGTATAAGAAGAGAATTAAGAATAAGTTTAGTAAAAAATATATATAGGAGTGTTAAGTGTGATAAAAATACTAGAGTTATTTGGTGGAATTGGTTCTCCTAGAAAAGCTTTAGTTAACTTAGGTGTACCAGTAAAAGCAATAGATTATGTAGAAATAGATAAAAAAGCTGTAAGAAGTTACAATGAAATGTTTAAGAAAGATTTGAAGTATAAGACACAGTCAGTAGTTGGGTATAATCTTAAACCTGATATTCTTATACATGGCAGCCCTTGCCAGAGTTTCAGCATAGCCGGTAAGCAAGAGGGGGCAGATGAAGGCTCAGGAACAGAAAGTAGTTTAATGTGGGAAACGCTTAACATAATTAAGCAAATGGGAGTTTGGAAACCAAGAGTAGTAATATGGGAAAATGTTAAAAATGTTCTTTCAAAGCATATGATCCACAACTTTAATAGATATTTACTAGAAATGGAGAGGTTAGGGTATAAAAATAAGTTTGATGTTTTAAATGCCATGGATTTTGGATTACCGCAGGATAGAAACAGAGTGTTTACAATATCTATTCTAGGTGAAAATTTATTCGATTTTGATAAGTTAGAAAAAAAGGAAACCCCTCATATAAAAGAATTTTTAGAAGAAATTGTTGATGAAAAGTATATAGTTAGACAACCGAGTATGCTTAGAAGAATAGGTGTAAGTGGAAACTTTAAAGGTAGATTAGAAATAATAGAAGACCATTGTAAAACAATAACTTGTAAGCAGATGCGTTGTCCTAATTCGGGAATAGTTGATTTAGGGAATGGACTTTATAGATATTTAACAGAAAAGGAATGTTGGAGATTACAAGGGTATTCAGATGAAGATTTTGAAGCTGCATTAACTGTTCATCCAGGAAGAAAAGGTAAACTTAATGGAGTATTATACAAACAAGCAGGTAATAGTATTCCAGTTCCTATATTTGAAAGCATATTTAAACAATTATTAAATATTTAATAAGAATATAGAGAGGTTTTAAAGATGAAGTTTTATTGTAAGAATTGTCTACATTGTGAACAAATAGGGAGACAAAATAGCACCTGGAGTAGCGTGGGTAGAAAAAGATATTATTGTAAACATGAAGGTATAAGTAATATAAGAGATAAACATGGATTTTTAATAGACGGATTTGTAGGATTCGGTGAAAACAATTGGGAAAGTCCATTAGTTTTAAAAACAAGTCCTAGATGGTGCCCTAAAAAGAAGGCAAATATAGAAGAGATAGAGTAGGAGATATTACAAATGGAGAAATTTAAAATAACTATAAATGAGGTTGTTAACTTCAATCATGAAATGACAGTTGAGGCAAAAAGTGAAAGTGAACTAGATATGGTTTTAGACAAAATAGAACAAGAAGCAAATCACAGAGATGATATAGATTCCATTTTAGAAGAGCATGGAATTAAGATGTTAGATTTTAAAGAAGATGAAAGCGGAGAAGTAAAAATAGAAGTTCCAGATTTATGGGAAGTCAATTAGCAGAATTTGATAATGGAGTTAAGAGTAATCAAATATCATTACTAAAGTAATAGTATTTGATTACTCAATAAAAAGATATGGATAAAAAATATTTTGAACATATAGCGAACATTAAAGAACTAGGGAAATACCATTATAAAGTACTACTTTTGCTTATAAGTGAAGATTATACTCAATCAGATATTAAAAATTTACTTGGCTTAAAGAAGCAAAATGTAAATAGAGTATTCAAAGATTTAGAAAAGTTAGGTTTGATAGAAGTAAAAGAAACTAAAGGATCTAATAAATATTACAGATTAGTTGATATTAAAAGATTGAAATTAAATATAATCGGTCAAATGAGAATTATTTAGGAGGAGCTATGTATAAAAAGAAATATAAGAGTAAAGAAGTAGAAATAAGAGTTTTAAATGTTGTTAATTATGTATTAGATAATAAAGCTACTATAAGAGAAACAGCAAAATTTTTTGGAGTTAGTAAAAGCACTATACACAAAGATGTTACAGAAAGAATATTTGAATTAAATCCTCAAAAGGCTATTGAAGTTGAAAAAGTTCTTTTATTCAATAAGAGTGAAAGACATTTAAGAGGAGCCAGAGCAACAAAGCTAAAATTTTTAATGTTAAGAGAAATGAACAGCAAAGTTATACAAGGTGGAGTTTAAGATTATGAATAATATAAAAGAGTTAGAAAAGTTTTTAAGTAGCTATAGAATAATAAAAGCTGATATAGAAGATTTAAAACTTAGAGAAAAAGAAGAAAATATTAATTTAAGTTGTGAGATAGAAAGATTACAATCAAAAGTAAATAGAATAGATAATGCAATGAATATTTTGGATATGAAAGAAAGAGATATTATCAAAGAAAGATATTTAGAGGGGATGGGAAGACAAAGTTGGAAGTTAATAGCTAAAAGTTTGTTTTTGAGTGAAAGATGGTGTCATGAAAAAAAGAAAACAGCATTAATTAAATTAGAAAAAGTAATTTTAAAATAATAATTATACTTCTTAAAGAGTGCATAAATAGTTCAGAATTTGTGCACTCTTTTTTTAGTAGATTTATGTTAATATATATTACATAAATAAAAAATATTTAGAAAAAGTAACAAAGGAAATTAAGAAAATGTCCCCTTTGCTGGGTTGGGGTAAACTATACATTTTTTTAGAAAGGAGAGTAGTTTTATGAAGTCTAGTAAGAAGAAAAAAAGAGTTAGAGAGCTTTATAGAAATGGTTATAATGCTACTGAAATAGCTCAGATAATAACAAAAGAAAATGAAAAGGATGGAATTCATAAAAAGACTAATCGAGAATCTATAAAAAAATGTATTCAAAGAAACTTTAAAGATTTAAAGAGAGAACATAAAGAAAATGCTAAAGCTAGAAAAGAACTTGAAAGAGCATTAAAATATGAATCTAAGAAGTATATGAGTGATAAGGAATTAATCGCTAAAAATATGAGTGCATATGAAACTAGAGATAATGGAGATATTGTCTTAAGAAAAGAAGAAGAGTATGTTTTCCCAAGTGATATGCCAAAAAGATTGATTAATCAAGACAAGGAATTAAAATTAAAAAGTTTAAAGTGTGATGAAAAAATAAGAATTAGTGCAAATAGTTTTTATGAGAATAACAATAAAAATAATACAACACGCTTACTGAAGAACTATGAAACAGGTATTCTTCTAAATAAAAAATTTAGATATTAAAGTAAAGAGTATGGAGAGTTAGCTTAAATGGTAAAGCATTTTCCTATAAGATTATAAGTTAGGGGTTCGATTCCTTTACTCTCCGAATGTATGCCTCCTTAAAATGTTTATTTGATATATTGGTTAAAATCAAAGCAAGGTGTAAAAGCCTTGCACCATGGAAGGAAGAGAATGAATAGAGGTGCAACTCCTTTACCTTCCAATTAAGTTAATACTAATAATAACTACTAAGTTTAAATTTCTCATTTAAAAATCTAATAAGCAGGATTAATTTCCTGCTACATGGAAAGTTACTCAAGTTGGTTAAGAGGGCAGATTGCTAATCTGTTAGTAGGCTTTATGTCTAGCAAGAGTTCAAATCTCTTACTTTCCGCCATTAAATTAAATATTCCTTTGGAAGGGATTACAAAGGATGATGTGTTTTAAGAATCTAGTTTAGGCTAGGTTCTTTTTATTTTTTAAAAGGGGGTGATTATGTGGGAGCAGAAACTAGTCCTATTAAGGATTTAAAGCAAATAAAAAGACTAAGAGAATATTTAAAAGATAAAAATATAGTTATTTATAGATATTTTATTATTGCTATAAATACTGGATTTAGAGCTAATGATATGATTGATTTGACTGTAGCAGATATTAAAGAAGCAATAAGAAATGGCAAGTTTTCTATTAAAGAGAAAAAGAAAACTAATATGGCTATAGCTAAATATGAAGATGAAGAATTAGTATTAAAGAAAGTTAAGAATAGATCTGTAATTATAAATGATACTTTTAAAGCATTTCTTTATGAATGCATAGAAGGAAAAAAAGATTGGCAATATATTTTTGAATCTACTGAAAAAGATAAAATTACAGGAGCATCAAAGCATTACTGTATAAGGCATATTAGTAGAGAAATAAAACTTGCTGCAACAGCTTGTGGAATAGAAGGAAATGTATCATCACATGGACTAAGAAAAACTTATGGTTATTTGCTTTATACTGGATATTGTAAGAGAGAAGAACCACAATTCGCCTTACTTAAAGTACAAGATCATTTTGGGCATGCTAAGTTAGAAGATACTAGAAGATATATTGGTCTTAAAAAAGAAGAAGATATATATGGTGCTAGTGTATTAGCTGATGCTACATTAAAATAATTGGAAATAAAGTTTTTTATTTTTGTATGAAATGTAACTTTAAAAAGTTTAAGTAACATATGAGTATAAAATTTGATGATTATATATAAGAAGAAAGAAAATTTTAGTTATTTCGTAGTCCCTATAGTAAAGTAACATTAATACAATAATTTTAGGTATCAAAAGTAACATAAGCAAATTGGAAATAGATTTTAATCTAAAATGGTAAAAAAGTACCTAGGTTTAAACTTAATTGACTTTGTAATATAAGAACTTTCAATACTTCATTAAGGTTTTTGGAGAATTCTCTTTTTTATCTCCAATTATTGGTATTTTATTTCTTTAATATTGTAAAAATAAAGTACAGTTTAATTTTACATTTATATTTTAATATGAATTTGTAAAATTAAAATTGTAAAATTAATTATTTTACAAAATGTAAATTAAATTATTGATTTTAAATTTACAATAAGTTATAATATAGTCAAGGAGTGATTATATTATGAATATAGCTTATGTAAGAGTTAGTACAGTAGAACAAAATGAAGAAAGACAATTAGAAGGATTAAAAAAGTATAATATAGAAAAATGGTTTTCTGAAAAGATAAGTGCTAAAGATACTAATAGACCAGAGTTAAAAGCCATGTTGGATTTTGCTAGAGAAGGAGATACAATTTTTGTTTGGGATTTTTCAAGGTTAGCAAGAAGTACAAAGGATTTATTAGAATTGGTGGAAACAATGGAAGCTAAAGGAGTACATTTTAAAAGTATTAAGGAGAACTTAGATACTTCAACGCCTACTGGAAAGTTAATGCTAACTATGATAGGGGCAATTAATGAATTTGAAAGAACTAATATGCTTGAAAGACAAAGAGAAGGAATTGCAATAGCTAAGGCGAAAGGTAAATATAAAGGTCGTAAAGAAGTTAATATCGAAAATTTTGAAGAACATTATAATAGATATATGAAAAGAGAAGTAAGCAAAAGTGCTTTAGCCAAGGAATTAAATATAAGTAGACCAACTTTAGATAAGTTAATAAAAGAACATGAAGAAAAAGAGTAGATTTAAAACTACTCTTTTTTTATTACTTTAAGAAAGGAGAAGTTTATTAATGGAAAAATGGGATGAAGCTTTTAAATTATTTCAAGAAAGTAATGGACATATTACATCTCAAAAGATTGCTGATAAATTAGGGGTAAAATTATCCCAAGTTAAATATTGGCGTAAAAAATTTAAATGGAAAGATAAACTTAATAAAAATAGGGGGGCTCCTTTGGGCAATAAAAATGCTTTAGGTAATAAAGGAGGAGGAGCTCCTGAAGGTAATTTAAATAATTTTAAGCATGGGAATTATATTGATGAATCTAAATTTTCATCAAAGAAGTTCTTAGCTAAATATATGCCTAAAGCTACGAGTAAGATAATTGATGATATTGAAGATTCGGGAATTAATTCTTTAGATATTCTTTGGATAAATATAACTACTCAATTAGCTGCAATAATTAGATCACAAAAGATTATGCATGTTAAGAGTAAAAATGATTTAACTAAGGTATTAAAGAAAGAAACATGGGGAGAAGATAGCTCATCAAAAGAATATGAATTACAATTCGCTTGGGATAAACAAGCAACTTTTTTACAAGCTCAATCAAAAGCAATTAAAACATTAGAAAGTTTAATAAATAGTTATGAAAAATTACTACATGCAAATTGGGATTTAGCAACAGAAGAGCAGAAGGCAAGAATAGAAGTATTAAAATCTAAGTTAGATAAGAAAGATTTAGAGCCTATAACTATTAATTTTGTAAAGGCAAGTGAAAGAAATGGCAACAGTTGATTTTGCAGTTAATGATAGGTTTTATGATTTTATAGATGATTGGAACCAAAAGTTTTATTTCTTAGTTGGTGGATATGGAAGTTCTAAGAGTTTTCACGTAGGTATAAAGCTTATTAAAAAGTTGTTTGAAGAAAAGAGAAAAGCTTTAGTAGTAAGAGAAGTATTTGATACTATAAGAGATTCTTGTTTTGATTTATTAGAAGAAATAGCAATAGGTATGGGAGTATATGATAGTATGGAATTCATATCGTCTCCTATGCAGATAAGATTTCCTAATGGAAGTAAGATAATATTTAAAGGTATGGATAAACCAGCTAAATTAAAGTCTATAAATGGTGTATCTATTATATGGATAGAAGAATGTTCAGAAGTTAAGTATGCAGGTTTTAAAGAGTTACTAGGGAGATTAAGGCATCCAACATTAAGTAACCATATAATATTATCTACTAATCCAGTAAGTAAAGGTAATTGGTCTTATAAACATTTCTTCCAAGATAAAAGAAATCATTTCTTTGTTTTAGATGATGAAGAGCTTTATATAAAGAAAAATATAATAATTAAAAACACTTATTATCATCACTCAACAGTTGATGATAATTTTTTTGCTCCAAAAGAATATATAGAGCAGTTAGATGAACTTAAGCTACATGATCCAGATTTATGGCGTATTGCTCGTAAGGGAAGGTTTGGAGTTAATGGTAAGCTTGTATTTCCACAATTTGAAGTTATGAAGTATGATAAAGTTATGGATGAAATAAAACATATAAAGAAGCCATTATTAAAGAATGGAATGGACTTTGGGTTTGTTACTTCTTATAATGCACTACTTAGAATGGCAATAGACCATGATAAAAGGGTTCTTTATATTTATTGGGAATATTACACTAGAGATAAAACAGATATAGAAATAGCTAAAGATATTAAAGAATTCAAAGAAACTAGAGAAGTGATTAAAGCAGATTGTGCTGAACCTAAAGCTATTAAGTTCTATAAACAAGAAGGGTTTAGAATGAAAGCTTGTAAGAAGTTTCAAGGTTCAAGAGCCCAATATACTAAGAAAGTCAAGAGATTCCATAAAATAATATGTGCTGATACTTGCATAAACACTATTGAGGAATTACAAGATTTAACTTATAAAGAAGATAAAGATGGTGAAATCATAGAAGATGAATTTAATATAGATCCTCATACATTAAGTGCAATATGGTATGGATTAGATGATTATGAAGTATCTAACTTAAAAGGTGGAGGAATGAGAGTTCTTAAATAGAAAGGGGATTTTTATGTTTGGATTAGGTAAACCAGTAGAAGTAGAAGGTCCTATGAATACTATTCAGTGGTTAGGTGAAGAAATAAGTGATTTTTTAAGTTCAGAAAATAGAAAACAAATGTTAACTGGTGAACAATATTATGAAGTTAATAATGATATATTTCAAAGAAAAATTACTAGACCAACTAAAAAAGGTGGAAATGAAGAGTTAAAATATAAAGCTAATAATAAGCTGGCTCATGCTTTCTATAAGAACTTAGTTGATGAAAAAGTAAACTATCTTTTAGGAAAAGATTATACTTTAAAATCTGATAATGAAGAGTATATAAAAAAACTAGATTGGACTCTAGGTGACGATTTTTTAGATATACTTAATGAACTTGGGTATGAGGCATCTAATAAAGGTATAGGATGGTTACATATTTTTATAAATGAAGATTCTAAACTTGATTATATGGTTATTCCAAGTGAACAGATAATACCTATATGGAGAGATAGAAGACATAAGACATTAGATAGATTAATAAGAATTTATGATTTATTAGTCTATGAAGGGCTTGAAAAGAAAACAGTAACTAAGATTGAATTATGGTACAAAGATAGAGTTGAATATTACATTAAAGATGGAGAATTAATATTATTAGATTCTGAAAAGTATTTAAATGTAGAAGGGGACATAGGGCATTATTTAAAAGATGGTGAATATGCTGTATGGGGTAAAATACCTTTTATTGCATTTAAAAATAACAGAATAGAAAAGGGTGATATTAAGTTTATTAAAAGTTTAATAGATAATTATGATTTATCAAGAAGTGATGTAGCTAATTTTATTGAAGAAGTAAAGAATTTAATATTTGTACTTAAAGGTTATGATGGAGAAGATCTAGGAAAATTTATGGATAATCTTAATTACTATAGAGCTATAGTATTAGATGATGATGGGGAAGCGTCAACTTTGAATCCTACTATGGATGTAGAAGCCATAAAGATTCATTATGAACAGCTAAAAAGAGATATTAATGAATGTGGTCAAGGAGTAAATAAAGATTTAGACAAGTTTGGTAGTGCTCCAAGTGGAATAGCTCTTAAATTTTTATATAGTGGAATAGATTTAAAGTGCAACTCTTTAGAAGTTTTATTTAAGAAAGCTTTTAAAGAGTTATTATATTTTATAAATATTTATTTATCTGAAAGTAGTCAAGGATCATATAAGGATGTACCAGTAGAATTGATATTTAATAAAAATATTAAGATTAATGAAACTGAAACTATTACTAATTGTATAAATTCAAAAGGAGTAATTAGTAATAAAACTATAATGGCTAATCATCCATGGGTACAGGATCCAGTAGCAGAGCAAGAACAGCTTGATAAAGAAAAAGAAGAGTTTGGAATAAACTTTGATAATATACCGCTACCTAATAAAAGTATAGGTGAGAACAATGAAGAGTAGTGAATACTGGGAAAAAAGAGTAGCTGAACCTACATGGAAGATTTATAATGATTTAGAAGAAAAAAATAGAGACTTATTAGAAATTTATCAAGAAGCTTCTTTAAGTATTTCAGATGAACTGTATAGAGTAACTGAAAAAATGAAAACATCAACTCCTATGTTAAGTGATATGCATAAATTTAATAGGCTTACTAAGTTGCAAAATAATATAAATATTATAATTAAAGAGCTTAGCATGAATGTAGAGAATTTTGGAAAGAAAAATATGTATGAAGGTTTCATTAATAATTATAAAGCTACAATGGAAGCAATAGGACAAATAGAATTTTCTATGCCTAATAAGAAACTTATGGAACAATTATTAGATAAACCATGGCTGGGGAGTAATTTTTCTGAAAGACTTTGGAAAAATACTAAAGTATTAGCTAGAAATCTTAATGATATTCTTACTACTGGATTACAGCAAGGGAAAACAGTAACAGAAATGTCTATACAACTTAATAACCAGATGAATAATGGGTTTAATGTATGCCATAGATTAATTAGAACAGAAACTATGCATTACTTGAATGAGAGTTCATTTAAGGCATATGAAGATGCAGGATGTAAAAAGGTTCAATATTGGGCAGCTGGAGATGAAAGAACCTGTTCAAGATGTGGTGCAAAGCATGGAAATATATACTTAAATAAGGATAGACCTATATTACCATTACATGCTAATTGTAGATGTACTTATTTACCAGTAATAGAATAAAGGAGTGTTTTATGAAAGTATATTGTGATAAGTGTAATAAAGAATTTGAAATTAATTTATTAGTAGAGAAGGTAAAAGGTGATGTAAGGAGAGTTTATTTTAAATGTCCAGGGTGTAATACTAAATATACATCATATTATTTAAATAACAAAATAGAGCAAAGACAGTTAAAAATGCAAAAATTAATGTCCAATAGTGCTAAGTTATATGTTGGTAGTGAAAAATATTTAAAGAATATAGAGAAGCTTAAAAATCTAACAGAAGAAAATAGAGTTGATATGAAAAGATTAAAAGAGATGTTTGGAGAATAGTTTTTATGATTGATAAAGTAAGGTTGAAAAATAAGTTCGAGAATGTTGGTAAAAAGCTTAATAATAAAGATTATAGTCATTTAATCAGTAAAGACTTAATTTTAGTTGGTTTGAGAGCTGTGAAGTTCGCTAATATTATGAGTAAGGAGGATTAAGTATGAAATTTGGATTAGCATTAAAAGCTATGAAAGAAGGTAAAAAGGTAAAACTTCCAGAGTGGAAAGGATATTGGATTTGGGATAATGAAAAAGAATCTATATTCATGCATTGTAAAGATGGGAAAGTATTAGATATTAGGGAAACTCAAGATGTTTATTTTACATTCTCTAATGTTGCTAGAGAGGATTGGGAGGTATTAGAATAATGCAAAGTTATATTAGTACAAAATTAATTAAAGCTAAGCCAATGACAAGAGGCGAATATAATAAGTTTAGGGGATGGGATATACCTAAAAATGAAAATCCCAATGATGAAGGTTATTTAATTCAATATCCAGATGGATATATTTCATGGTGTCCTAAGAAACAATTTGAGGAATCTAATTTAAAAGTTGAGGATAATAAAAATCTAGCTAGTGGAGTTTCAATAGGTTCTAAGATGGTAGATGATTTTATAAAAGAAGTTCATGTATCTACTCTTGGAGATAAAACAACTTTAGTAAGAGCTATCCTAGTTAATGGATTTGAGATAGTTGAATCTACTGGTTGTGTAGATAAATCTAATTACAGCGAAGATATAGGAGCAGAGATTTGTTTAAATAAGATTAAGGATAAAATATGGTATCTATTAGGTTTCTTATTACAAACAGCTTATAAAGGTGTCAAGTAATGAATGATAGAGATATTATTAAGAGTTTAGATAAAATTTATAAGATATTATGGTGGATATCATTTTGGTTAGCACTAAGTTTTTTTATAGGATAAGTCTTAGAAATAAGGCTTTTTTATTTTGCCTTTTTTAGCTTTATTCAAGGCGTAAAAGAAGAAATAAGCAACTATATTAGAGATGCAAACTCGTATAAAAGCGTAGATATAGGAGGGGTTCAAAGTGAAGTTTGAAGAATTATTAAAAGCTCAAGGTTTAACAGATGAACAAATTAAAGCTGTTATGGGAGCTATGAAAAAAGAAAAGATTTATACTACTACTCTTGAAAATGCAGAGGATAGGTATAACAAGTTAAAAGGTCAAAAAGATGATTTAGAAGGACAATTAAAAACATCTAATGAAACTATTAAAGAACTTAAAAAGAATAATGCTGATAATGAGGAGCTTCAAAAGACCATTAAGCAGCATGAAGAAACTATCAAAACCTTAAAAACTGATAGTGAAACAAAAATAAGAAATTTAACTTTAGATAGTGCTATTAATAATGCATTAACTAAAGCCAAAGCAAAACATTCAGATTTATTAGCTAGTAAATTTGATAGAGATAAGCTAGTAATAAATGAGGATGGAACTGTAACTGGGTTAGATGAACAACTTAAGGGATTTAAGGAAACATATAAAGATATGTTTGAAGTTACTTTAGGAGGAGCAACACCACCTAATCCAGATAGTAAACCAACAGGGGGAAACTCTTGGGAAGATTTTATTAATAATGCTGATAATATGTCAGCAGAGCAGATTGCAGAGGCGTATAGTAATTTAAAATAAGAAAGGATGATTATTTATGTCAGTAACAAATTTTAAGCCTACATTATGGGAAGGAGGTTTATTAGCTAATTTTCATAGTGTATCAATAGCACATTTAATGTCTACAGCACCAACAGAAATAAATGGAGAAAAAGTAATATTCAATAGAGTTGCAAATGGGAATTTAAAGGACTATACAGGAACTATTGCATGGGATGATGTAAATACAACTCCAATAGAAATGGTATTTGATCAAAAGAAATATTTTGCTTTCTCTTTAGATGATGTAGATAAAGCACAGTTAAAAGCTGATGTTATGAAACCAACTCTTGAGGAACATGGAGCTATTTTAGCAGAAACTTATGATAAGAACTTCTTTAATGTTCTTGCAGCAGGAGCTAAGAGTGAAAATAACATAGGTAGTAAATCAAAGAAAAAAACAGTAACTCCAAAAGAAGCCTATGACTATATAGTTGATTTAGGAACTAAACTATCAAAGAAAAAAGTTCCTAAAGCAGATAGATTCGTAACTGTAGATTCAGAGTATTTAGGACTATTATCAAAAGATGATAGATTTACTAAAAACCCTAATGTTCTTGCAAATGGAATAGTAGAAGGGCAAAAGATAAACGGACTTCAAGTTATGTCGAGTGAAGAGTTACCTGATAATACTATAATTGCACATCATAAAAGTGCAATAGGTTCAGCTAAACAACTTCAAAAAACAGAAGCAATGAGACTTCAGGGTTCTTTTGCTGATGGTATAAGAGGATTATGCGTTTATGGTTCTAAAGTTTTAAGAGAAGAAGCAATCTCAGTACTTTATTATGAGTTAAAGGTTGCAGAAGAAACAGTATAAGAAATAGGAGAGGGTGAATCCTCTCTATTTTTATAGGTGATAATATGGATAACAAAAAAATATTAGAAAAAATAAAAAGAAGAAGTATTGCAGCAAAGAACCAAAGTGATGAGTTACTTAATGATCTTATAGAAGAAATTGAAGAGGAGATTAAAGTATATATTCATAGAGAAGATATTCCGATTAGTTTAGAAGGAGCTTTAGTTGAGCTAGTAGTTATCAAGTGCAATAGATTAGGAACAGAGGGGATAAATTCTGAAAGCTTTAGTGGAGTTAGTACAAGTTATTTAGATGGTTTCCCTAAGGATATTACTAAGAAACTTAGAAGCTGTAGAAAGCTTCCTTAGGTGGTGATATTATTGAGTATCAATTCAAATATGAAAAGTTTAATATTACAAGAATATAGAGATATTATTACACCTTCAATGGCTAGAAAAAAAGAATGGGTAGATTTAGAGAATCCTATTTTAATAGCTATTTATGAGACAGATAGTAGAGTTAATACTAATAATGTTAGGTATAACGAAAGTTCTCATATAGGATTGACTTTTAGCAAAGATATAAGTGCTAAGAATAGATTGAGAGATGGGAATATGATTTATAACATAATTGGAGTTAACCCACAAGGTAGGTTATCACAAGTATTTTTGAAGGTGATAGAGAATGTCAAGTGATTTTGCAAATAGCTGTGAAAGAGCTAAAAAATTAATTGAAGTACAACTTATCAATAATATAACAAAAGCATGTTTATTAGTTGAAAGAAAAGGAAAACAATATTGTCCAATAGATGAAGGAACCTTAAGAGCTGCTATGTGTCATGATGTTAATGTTATATTTGGTGAGGTAATAGGTAGAGTTGGTAATACAATGGAATATGCTCCATATGTTCATCAAGGTACTGGTATATATGCTAAAGATGGCAATGGTAGAAAAACACCATGGAAATACAAGGTTGAAAGTGGAAAATATAAAGGGTGGCATATAACTAAAGGACAAAGACCACAACCATTTTTAGAGAAAGCTAAGATTGATAGTATAGGTAAAATAGAAAAGATACTAAAGGAGGGATTAACATAGAAAATACAATTATAGAATATTTAAATACTAATAGTGAACTAATTAAATTAGTTGGTGAAAATAGATTTTTCCCTGTATTTACTACTGATATAGAAGCTCCTTCTTTAGTATATACCTATACTAATATAAATAATGATTATATAAGTCAAAAACAACTAGAGATAAAGGTTATTTGGAATGATTATGACAAAGCAAAAGAAATCGAGAGATGTTTAATAAAAATATTTGCTAACAAAGAAAGTGATAATAAATTTAAAATCTATAAAGATATAATTTTTAAAGCTACAGTAGGTGGCGGTGGAATGCTATTCAGAGATGATTTACAAATGTGGGAGGATAGCATTATTTTTATAATAAAATTTAAAGAATGAGAAAGGATGATTAATAATGGCAGCAAGTGAAGCAAAACCAATATTAGTTGGTGCTGGAGAATTGTATATGTATGAATTCACAGAAGCTGAAATACCATCAGATGAAGTAATAGAAACAGAAGAACATAATGTAGGGCATTGTAATAGTGGATTTAGTATAGATTATAAACCTAAAAAGTATGATGTTAAGAATCAGTATGGAAGAATTGTTAAGTCATTTATTACTGATGAAGAATTAACATGTAAAACAGGAATAATATCATGGGATTTAAATAAGTTAGCTTTATTATCTACAGCTAAGATTACAGAAGACTCAGGAAAGAAAAAGAGAACATTAACATTTGGTGGTGGTGGATCACTTAAAAATGTACTTGTAAGATTTGTTCATGAAGAAGGTGGTAAACATTTAAGATTTACTATGATTGGACAAGGAGGAAATGGATTCGGGTTAGATTTTGCAGATAAAGAAGTATCCATAAATGCTGAGATTCAAGCAATAGAATATGTAAAGAACTTCTTGGCAAAATTTGAACAAGAACTATAGGAAGGAGAATACTTATGATTAATATAGATGTTATAACTCAAAACACAACAGATATAAAAATAAATAATGAAGTTGTTAATGTTTATGATGTTACTTATAGTATGGCTAAAAGAGTAAGAGAATTTCAAGATTATTTAAGAGATCCATCAGCAACATCAGATGAATCAGAGAAAAGACAAGCAGATTTAATTATAGACTTTTTAAATAACAATAAAAATAATAAGAAGTTTAATAAAAAAGATTTAGATAAATTATCTTTTATGAGTATAAAGACACTATATAACTTAATGATAGAATTAATAAATAAAACAGAATTAGACCCAAACTTAGAATCCCATTGCCAAGCGGAAAAATAGGAGAAGCAATATTAAATAAATATTTTCCTATGGAAAAGTGGGAAAAAACATATTGCTGTGTAACGGCAGATATAAAGAGTATAAGTGAGTACACTGGTTTAAATTTCATTGAAATTTATAACTTACCGTACTCACTTTTTTTACTCTACAAAAAAGATGCTTGGTTAAGTGGGCTTAAGAATAGTGAAAAAGGAAGAGAGTTCCTAGAAACATTATGGGGATTAACTCAAACTAGTGCTGATTATGAAGCTATAGAGGCATTTCAAAGGAAGGGGGATGAATAATGGGAGGAATTGCATTAGCCCCTTTAGTAACTGAAATAAAAGTTAATTTAATGCCATTCACAAAAGGTATAGATGAAGCTTCTAAAAAAGGTTCTGACTTTGAAAAGAAAATGCAAGGTGTCAACAAAGAATTGAAGTTAACCGAATCAGGTTTTAAAGTAGCATCTTCTAGTGCTGAATTAATGGGTAATAAATTTGTAAAGCTTTCAATTAAGCAAAATGAATTAACTGAAAAAATGAAATTACAATCTAGGGCTATTGATATTAATAAAGAAGCTTATACAAAGATAGAAAATAGATTACAAAAATATATTGCTCAAAACGATAAGTTAAAAAGTTCAATTGAAAAAACAACTAAGGAACATTCAAAAGCAGAAAAGGCTTATGGAAAAGAAGCAGAAGAAACAAAGAAGTTAGCTGATAAGTTAAATAGTTTAAATGAAAAACTAGAAAATAATAAAAAGAAAATACAGGCTACAAACGAAAAATTAGATAACCAAAAAATAAAACTAAATGAATGGCAAGCAGAATTACTTCAAAGTCAAAATGCTTTAAATAAAACAAATAAAGAACTTAAAGAGTTTAATTTAACTCAAATGAGTGAAAAGTTAGGGAAAGTATCTAGTGGATTGAAAAGCGTAGGCTCAAACTTAACAACTCATGTATCTTTACCATTAGCTGGGGTTGCTACAGTAGCTTCTCATGTTGGTATAGAATTTGAGGCACAAATGGATAAGGTTTCAGCTATTTCAGGAGCAACTGGCGAAGATTTTGACAAGCTACAAGCTAAAGCAGAAGAAATGGGAGCAAAAACTAAATTTAGTGCTACTAATGCTGGTGAAGCTATGGAGTATATGGCTATGGCTGGTTGGAAAACTGGTGATATGTTAAATGGTATAGAACCAATATTAAATTTAGCTATAGCGAGTGGAGAAGAATTAGGAACAACATCTGATATAGTTACTGATGCGTTAACAGCTTTTGGATTAAGTGCTAAAGATGCTGGAATGTTTTCTGATGTTTTGGCTGCTGCTAGTAGTAATGCAAATACTAATGTTGGAATGATGGGAGAAACTTTCAAATATGCAGCACCAGTTGCAGGCTCTTTAGGGTATACAATACAAGATACTGCATTAGCAATAGGATTAATGGCTAATAGTGGAATTAAAGCAAGTCAGGCAGGAACAGCCTTAAGAGCTGGATTAACAAATCTAGTAAAACCTACAGATTCTATAGCAGCAGCCATGGAAAAATATAATATTACAGTTACAGATAGTAGTGGAAAGGTTAAAGCATTTAGAACACTTATGGAAGATTTGAGAAAGAAATTAGGTGGACTGGATAAAGCTACTCAAGCGGCTGCTGTTTCGCAGATATTTGGTAAGGAAGCTATGTCTGGATGGCTAGCAATAATAAATGCATCTACACAAGACTTTGATAAATTATCTAGTGCTATAGACACATCTCAAGGTGCAACTGAAAAAATGGCAAAAACAATGAGTGAAAATGCCAAAGGATCTATAGATGAAATGAAATCAGCTTTAGAAGAAGCTGCAATAAAAGGTTTTAAAGTTATTGCTCCTATAATTACAGATGTAGCTAATGGAGTTTCAAACTTAGCCAATAAGTTTAGTGAGTTAAGTCCCGAAACACAAAGATTAATTTTAAAATTAGGAACTATGGCTGTCGCTGCTGGACCAATACTTAGTATTACAGGTAAAGCAACTAGTGGAGTTGTTAAATTGATAGATTATACTAAGAAGTTTAAGACTGCTTTAACAGCAACAGAAGCTGTAATGCAAACAGCAACATTAGCGACAGAAGGTTTGTCAGTGGCAACTACTGCAAGTGGGGTAGCAAGTGAGACTGCTGCTTTAGGATTAGGTTCAATAATGAGTGTAGCATTACCATTAGTTGCTGTTGTAGGTGCTGTAGCAGGTGGAATATATCTATATACTAAAAATACAGAAGTTATGTCTAGTACTTCATTACAAGCTAAAGAAGATTTGGGGCTTGTTGGGAATGCATTATTAGCTTTACATGGTGATTATGCTCTAACAACAGAGGAAATGGATAAAATGAATATTAAACATAAAGAGTGGTCAAGTGAGGTATCTCCAGAAGCTCAAAAAGCATTAACTGAAATATCTGATAAGATAGCAAAGCTTAATTATGAACTTGAATACACCAATGGATTAGATGGTGTTATTACACGAGATCAAATAGATGGATTAAAGAAGAGAACTGATGATTTATTCAATGAAACAATAGAAAAGATTAAACAGAGAGCTCCTGAAACACAGAAAATGATGGCTGATGCATTTAAAGCTGATGATGGTAAACTAGATGAAAATGAACAAAAATTAGAAGGATTTTTTAATCAATCTCAAAGTAAGCAGATAGAAGAACTTAAGGGATATCAAAAGCAGGTTAATGATATATACGAAGCGGCAGCTAATGAAAATAGAGATTTAAGAGAAGATGAGATAAAAACCATTGAAGAGTTAACAATAAAAATGGGTAATGTCAATTTAAGTAATACGGTAAAAAGTCATGAAGAGCTTTTAGCTGCACAAGCAGATTTTAATGCAAGAATGAAAAACTTAGATATGAATGGAATAAGTGAGTTATTATCAGAAAAAGCTAAAGCAAGGGATAAAGAAATTGAAGACAATAAAATTAAATACGATAAGTTAATAGAAACAATGAAATTAAAAATGCCAGAAATGAATGAAGAGCAAAAGAAGTATGCTCAAATTGAGATTGATAAATGGGAAAGTTTAAAGATAGAAGCTATAAATAAAGAACGTGATAAATACCAAGGATTTCTTAATGAAGCTATGAAGAAATATCCTCAACTTATAGATTATATAAACACTAGTAATGGTGAAATAATGGATAAGGAAGATAAGTCTAATTATAAAAGACTAACTAGATATGCTAATCATATGGATAAAATGATGGGGATTACTCAAACAGGGTACTATCAAATTTATAATGAAACTGATAAGAGAATGCATGATTGTTATGTAGAAGTTGATGAAGTATCAGGAAGAATAAATGGTGTGTGGGATAATACTACACAACAAATATATGGTAATCCAATAGAGGCTAGAGAAGATATAAGAGAAGATATTAAGAATGGAGCTATATTCAAACCAATATCAGAACATTATGATGAAAATAAAGACCATGTTCATGATAATGCTATAGAAGTTCAATGTAAACAGGATTGGAATTTATTTGATTGGGTTAAATCAGCTTGGAATGGAATTACCGGATGGTTTTCTAGTCATCCAGTAAGTGTTGGTACTACTAGTGGATTTGGAGGAAATTCTTCATTTAAATATAATGGACTTGACTATGTTCCGTATGATGGATATCTTGCTCGACTTCATAAGGGAGAAAGAATTATGACTGCTGATGAAAATGCTAGATATAGTGAAAATAATAGCCAAAGTACAGTTATTAATTTTAATGGTAATTATGGTTTTAAAGATAGAAACGATATTGATTATTTCATGAATCAAGCAGCATTAAAATTGAAAGGAGTTAGGTAATGTTAGTTAATAGTGTAGATGTTTTGAAAACTTATGATGCTATTTTAACAGGAAGAGATATTCAAGCGTGTAATGTAGTGACGTATGATGAATGGTTAGAAGATTCATTTGATCCAAGAATTAATAAACAAAAGGAAGGATATAGTGCTATAACAGTAACATTATTAATTGAAGGTAAAACAGAAAATGAAATTATCTTAAAGATAAGCAACCTTTTAAAGTTATGTGAAAAAGGAGAATTGAAATTCAAAGATTTTAATTTTTCTTATAATGTTGCATTAAACGACCATAAAGAAAAATTAATTAGTGATTTTATTTATGAAGTAACACTTATTTTTAAATCAACATTTAAGAGAAGTGATGAAATAACTATAAACATTAATAGAGAAACATCTAAAAATATTAATGTAGAAGGAAATATAAAAACGCCTTGTATTATTGAAATAATTCCATCAATTGATGCTATAGATATAACTATTGGTGGTTTGAATGAATCTATAACAATTAAAAATTTACATGCAAATAAAAAGATAATATTAGATAGTAAAGAGGGAACTGTTTTGGAAGAAGGTGTTAATAAATTTTCAGACACTGATTTCTGGGAGTTTCCTTTTTTAGTACCAGGAGTTAACACAATTACTTTAAGTAAAAATAGTTGTGATGTGGCAATAAAATATGAGCCACGATATTTATAAAAAAGGAGAATGTAATTATGTCAAGTGTAACAGCAATAGTTAGTAATTCAGACGGGAAAGTTTCTTTAACACAAATAGATTCTACAGGGGTTAAGTTTAAAGAATTAAATTTAAAAGATGCAGATATAAGTAGTTTAAAAGTTTCAGATGAAATATTAATAGTATTTGATCCCATTAAAGCATCTATAGAAACTTTAGATGTAAATAAAATTAAGAAAGGTGGAATTTAAAATGTCAGAAGTAAATGAGGTAAAAGTAACAAGTACTATTTTAGAAACAACAAATTTAAATTCAAATGTGGAAATTGAAAAGGATGGAGTAAAGCAAACTGTTATGACAATAAGTTGTACATTATCTCAAAATGCAGCTGCTAACATCCAAACTTATGTGGTTAACCAACCATTATTTTTAGAAAATAGTCAAGCGGTTGTTACAGAAGTAACTAAGTTTAGAAATAAAGCAACAGAAGTTGCAAAACCATTAAATTGTTTTGTACTTTAGTTTGAGTTTATAAGAGCTTACAAATTGTAGGCTCTTTTTAATAAAATTTTTAAAAGAAAGAGGTATTTAAAATGGTTAAAATGACAAATAAAGAAATATTAGAAAAAGTTAATGTATTAGGAGAAATAAGTTCAAGAAAGTTACCAGTTAAAGTGAGCTATGCTATAGGTAAGAATATAACTAAAGTAGAAAGAGAGTTAAAGCACTACAATAAAGAAAGACAAAAATTAATAGAAGAATATTGTTTAAAAGAAGATGATGGAACTCTAAAAATAACAGATGGAAATTATGATATTGATCCAGCGAGATTAAAAGATTTTAATAAAGAAATTGATGAGCTTCAAGAGATTGAGGTTGAAATGGACATACATAAATTCAATATTGAATTATTAAATGGATACGAAATGACAGCAAGTGAAATGATGTGTATTGATTTTATGCTAGAAGACATTAAAAAATAGTAAACTTTAAAAATATTTCAGAAAGGTGGTTTCTATGAGTGTTCCAAATTTCTTAAAAGAAAATACAGAATTAAAATTAAAAAAATTAAATAAAGTAGACGAATTTGGAACTTATTTTTCAATTCCTTTTGTAACTGATGTTCATAATGCGGAAACAACTACTTATAAATGGTTAAATAGTATAAAAGTTATAGAAGAAGTTAACAAAAGAAAAAATATAAACTATGTTCTAACTGGTGGAGATTATATCAATAATCATGAAAATAAAGAAGAAGTAATAAATAGACTTAAAAACTTTAAAGATAGATTTGAAGATAAATCTAATGTATTTATAACTTTAGGTAATCATGATGATAATTCAAATTATAAAGATTTTTCAAAAGTTATAACACATGCGGAAATGAAAGAGTTAATGTTTTCTGATATGCAAGATGTTAACTTTGGTAATGGTTTATATTACTATAAAGATTTTCATAATTATAAAATAAGATTAATAGTTCTTAATTCTGAAGATATTCCAGAATACGATATTGGCATGAAATATAAAGGTCAATGGGATTATGCTTTTTCTGATGAACAATTAAATTGGGTAGCTCATACAGCTCTAAATACAGAGTATAAAATTATATTTTGTAGTCATACTCCAATGTTAGAAGGTGCAGAGGGGTTTGATTATCCTATTAGAAATGTAGAGGCTATGCTAGGAATAATGAAAGCATATACTTTAGGGGAAAGTTATTCAGGTTCCAATACTACTGGAGATTTTAAATATAATGTAAGTGTAAATTACAATAAGAAAGGAACTATAGTTTGTTGCTTATTTGGGCATGTACATGCAGATAATATTGTTTATAGGGATAATATAGCTCATATAAGTACGACTTGTTCCAACTGTAGTTACAGATATGGCTTTAGCCATATAGAAAATGCAACAGGAACAGTAAATGAAATAGCTTTAGATTTTCTTACTGTAGGAAGAAAAACAGGATATTTAACCAGATTTGGAGCAGGAGAAGATAGAACCTTTAGTTATATAAATAATTCTATTCAAGACAATATTACAAATAACCAAAAGGGTAATACTATATTACAATTATTTGATAAAGAAAAAAATAAAATAGCTGGATTGGTTGATTATGAAAATTTATGTATAGAGAGTGTTTTAGATACTGGAGATAAAACACTCTCTTTTTATTACTCTTTTTTTAGTAATAATTATGAAGATATAGAAGAGGAAACATATATAAGAACCAAAACAGATGAGTATGTTGTAAAAGCTAAGGGCGGAGATTCTAACGATAATAAGACATTATTTACTTGTAAACTTAATGTGGAAGAATTAGAGGGTACAATTTTTGATAGGTTTGAAAGTGTAGAGCAAAATTTAGTAGATGCTTTAAACTTGGCTATAGTTGGCACAGGATGGCGATTAAATTCAGATAGTTGTAATAATAGAAAAAAAAGAACCATTAGAATGACTAATTGTTCAAGTTGGACTATTATACAAAAAGCTAAAAAATTATATGATATAGAATTTAAATTTGATACCTTAAATAAAGTTATTATGCTTTTTGATAGAATTGGTGAAGATAGAGGGGTTTATTTTACTGATAGTTTAAATTTAAAGGCTTTGCAAGTTCAAGGTAATAGTTATGGATTTTATACTAGAATAATCCCAATAGGTAAAGATGGCTTAACTATAGCTAGTATTAATGGTGGAAAATTATATTTAGAGAACAAGCAATACTCCAATAAAACATTAACTTATTATTGGAAAGATGAAAGGTACACTAAGCAAGAAAGTTTAAAAGAAGATGCTTTAGAAAAATTAAATATAATGAGTAAGCCATTCAAAAGTTATATAGCTTCAACAATTAATTTAGCTGAGATGAATGAAAAATATAAAAGTATTCTTGACTATAATTTAGGGGATTATATTTATTTAGTTTCTAAGAAAAGTAAAGTTAAGGACAAACATAGAATTGTAAAAACTAAAGAGTACCCTCAGGATCATTCAAAAGATAGTATAGAGCTAGCTAACAAAGCTTTGGATTTAAGTGAAGAAAAGTTACTTGTAGATGAAATGAATATTACTTTAGATAATGTTACTACAGATAATGGGACATTAAATGGAAGTACAATAGATTCTATACAAGTCAAGCAAATAGAAGATTTTAAGGCTAATGTAATACAAGTTACTAATTTAAGTGCAATAAATGCGGATATACAAAATTTAAGAGCTAATAAAGCAGATATACAAGACTTAAATGCAGTTAAGGCTAGAATAGGGACATTAGAAGCTACCAAAGCTGATATTACACAATTAACAGCTGTAAGTGCAGAGGTACAACAAATTAATGCAATAAAAGCTAATATTACAGATTTAAATGCAGTAACAGCCAAAATAGGAATATTAGAATCAAAGACAGCTAGTATAGATAATTTACTTGCTGGTAATTTAACAGCAGATAATTTTAAAGCTAATTCTATAGTTGCAGGTAGTGCAATAATAGCAGAAAATGCTATAGGTTCATCTCAAATAAGTTCACTAACTGCTAATAAAATAACTACTGGAACAATAGATACAAGCTTAGTAACTGTAGCTGGACCAAATGGTCGTCTAAGACTACAGGGTAATAAGTTACAAATTTTTGATAATAAAGATGGTAAATTATATGAAAGAATCATGTTAGGAGTAGATTCTAATAATAATTCTAGTTTAGTTCTTAGAGGGGCAGATGGTAGAACTGTTTTATTAAATCAAGATGGACTTACTAAGGAAGGTTTAACTGATGGATTTAATAAGATAGATGATAATTCTATAGATGCAACTAGAGTATTTGATAAAAATAGTTTAGTAAGAAATATAAATGGAGCTACAGAAACCATAAGAGGTACTAGGGTACAGATAGGGGATAGAACTTTAGATGTAGAACTAGGAATACAAAGTAATACTATTACAGAGCAAGGAAAAGTATTAGATAATCAAAAAGCTACTATAACAGCATTACAAGATGCAATTAAATTAAAAGTAGATAATCAAACTTTTACAAGTACTACTCAAACTATTAATAGAAGTATATTAGAGGCTAAGGAAGAGGCTAAATCTGATGCAAAAGCATATTCTGATACATTAGGTCAACAATTAAAAGCTAATGCAGAAAAATACGCAAATGATGTAGCAATAGCTAAAGCTGAACTAGCTAAACAACAATCTAAAGCCTATGCTGATGGCGTTGTTACTGAAGAAGAAAAGAAAAGAATTAAACAAGCTGAAGATAATTTAAATACAGCTATAGCTAAAGCAAATGAAGCAGAAAATAAAGCTAGAGAATATGCAGATGCTAAGAAAATTGAAGCTATAAATAAAGCTAGTGCAGATGCAGCACTTAAAGCAGCAGAAGCATTAAATAGTGCAAAAGCTTTTACTACAGCAGAAATAAATACTACTAATTCTAATTTACATAAAGCAACAGCAGAAATAAATATTTTAAAAAATCAAATAGAGAGCAAAGTTTCTCAGAGTGATATAGATAAATCTATTCAAGAAATAAAAATTGGTGGAAGAAATTTAGTATTAAATTCAGATTTATCTAATGGTTTAAGTTTCTTTAATATTAATAATAGTGGTGGTAATGGTTCTATTGAACTTGTAAACTTTCAAGGTAGAAAATGTTTGAAGTTCACAAATATTTCTAGTTATAGAGTTAGTAAGTATTTGAGATTCATTGCAAAAGGATTTAAAAAAGGAAATAACGTATCTGTTGGTGTTGATGCTTATATTACTGATGGAGAAGGATTATATTTTGATACTTCTTATAATTTAGGAATCGAATATTTAGATGTTGATTTTATAGAGAAAAATAAATGGATAAGGTTAATAAAAACATCTTCTAAAACTACAGATAAAGATGGTGATATAAGTTTTGCTTTATACGGAAAAGGTGAGATACCTGTAAATGGATATTTGACATTTTTCAAAGTTGAAGAAGGTAATAAATCTACCGATTGGACACCAGCTCCAGAGGATACAGATCAATTAATAGTAGAATCTCAAAATGTTGTTACAGAAAAAATCAAAGTTGTTGAAAGCAATTTAACACAGACTAAAAATAGTATAGAAGCAAGTGTTAGAGATTTAGATAGCCAAACTAAAGCAATAACAACTAATGTTACAAACATTAATAATGATTTAATAAATAAAATAAATGCAGCTAAAGGAGATGCTATTAATAAAGCTAAGTTAGATGCTAAAGATTATACTAATGCACAAATTAGTACAGTAAATACAAAAGTACACAATGTAGAAAGTAATCTTAATATATTAAAAAATAAAATAGAAAGTAAAGTTAGCCAAAGTGATGTCGATAAAAGTATATCGGAAATAAAAATAGGAGGAAGAAATTTACTATTAAATTCCAAAAAAACTGTTGGTGAATCTAGTAATAGAGAATTTATTCAGTTTGCTGATATAGCTCCTATAATAGATAAATATGGATTAGTTAAATATACTATTAGTTTTGATTTAAAATCTAAAAATATTTCTAAAAATAATTCTATACAAGTATACTGTCAAAATGGAAGTGGTTCAAAATACTCATTTAATAAAACAGTATATGTTACTACAGAATATAAACGATATTCTATTACTGTAGTTCCCCAATTAGCAGATAACTCTTTAAATGAAAGCTGGTTAGCTTTTTATGGAATATATGATACTGGTAATATTCCAGTAGTTAGAAATGTAAAAATAGAATTAGGAGAACTGGCAACAGATTATACGGAAGCACCAGAAGATGTTAATAAACTTGTAGTTGACAGTATAAAAGTAGTTGATACAAAAATAAGTGATGTATCAACTAAAATAACACAGCTAAAGGATAGTGTTACTATAGATATTAATTCTATTAATTCTAAAACACATACTATAGAAACTAACCTTGGTGGAAAAGCATCTAAGGAAGAAGTAACAGAAGTTAATAATAGAGTTGCTACTATTAAAGCTAATTTAGATTCTATTACACAGAGAGTAAGTTCTACAGAGAGCAAAACACATACTTTAGAAACTAATGTAAATGGTAAGGCTAGTAAGCAAGAGTTAACAGTTGTTAATAATAAGGTTACAGAAGTTACAGCCAGTTTAAATGGAATTACTCAAAGAGTAGGGAACGCAGAGAGTAGAATAAATACTTTAGATGGAAAAGTGGCTAATGCTGTAACTATGCAACAATTCACAGAGTTTAAACAAACTAATAATAAATTCGTAATGGATTTAGCCAGTTCAGGTGGATGTAACTTAGTTAAAAATAGTGCCTTTGAAAGTCAAGACTGGAGAAATTGGAGTAAGTGGGGGAGTATAGTAAATCCAGTAGTTTGGATGAATAACGAACAATCAGGTCACAAATGGGCGTGTAAGATAACTACAACTGGACAAAATCAAGGTATTCAACAACAAATTACTGGCTTAGAATTTGGTAAGGTATATACTGTTACTATGAAAGTATGGAGTGAAAATGGTGTTATTGGTGCTGCTGTTAGAAATGCTGGGGTATGGAATGGTAATCACTTTGGAGGAGCAGCAAGAACTTGGGGAGAAGTAACATTTACTTTTGAAGCAAAAGAAATAACAACATGGCTTTACATAGGTACAGCTAACACTAAATGTACGCCAGGAGTTTACTGGGTAACTGGAATACAGATAACTCAAGGTAATTGTAAACAACCATGGAGCCAACATCCTAATGAAAACTACAATACTAATTTCATTTTTGATAATACAGGATTAACAGCAAAATTTAAAAATAATACTCATACAAAAATGACTGAGGATGGCTTTGAATGGTTCGATGCAAATAATATGTCACATGCATATCATTGTTTAATGGAAGTTGGAATATTCAACTTAAAACAATATGGTAATGGTAACTGGACAAGTATTAAGATACAATTACCAGCTTATTTTAGAAATAAATATTTTAAAGCAATAGCTTTTCCAGCAGGATATTCAACAGGTCAAACTAATTTGGACACATTAACAATCCAAGTACAGAGCTATGACATTGCAAATGCTACATTTACTATACAAGCTTTTGCACATAGCCAAAATGGAGAATATCAGAACAATATTAACATTGCATGGATGGCTACAGCATAAAGGAAGGTGATAACATATGAATAATAAAATGACAATATTCTATAGTAAATTTACTGGAAACATAGAAGGTGTTTTTAGTGGAGAAGTTAATTATGATGTATTTGTAGATAGAGAAGAAGATGTAAAAGCATATTGTATAAGAAAAGTAGCTAATTTTGATGGACAATTTCTAGCTACTTTTTTTAATTACAAAATTAATTTAGAAACTAACAAAGTAGAAATTAAAAATCAAGTTAATATTACATTATAAGAAAGGATAGACAGATGGAAAACATATTTGATTATTTTAAAATGGGTATTGTAGCAACAGGAACTTTATTTACATGGCTATTAGGAGCATGGGACACTCCTTTAGTTATACTTATAGTCCTAATGGCTTTAGATTATATCACTGGTATTACTAAAGGTTATGTGAATAAAGATTTAAGCAGCAATATAGGACTTAAAGGGATAGCAAGAAAAGGAGTTATTTTCACTATTCTTATAGTAGCTGTAATGTTAGATAGACTTTTAAATACAGGGAACTGGATATTTAGAACTTTAGTATGTTATTTCTACATAGCAAATGAAGGTATAAGCATTATAGAAAATGCAAGTGAACTAGGCGTACCAGTACCAACTAAATTAAAAAATGCATTAATACAACTTAGAGAAGATAAAGAGGATCATAAGGAATTATGATTCTTTTTTTATAAATAAAATTAAGAAAGAAGGAATTAAAATGTTAAAAACAATTTTAAAATTAGTAATTAAAGTATTAGAAAGTAAATTACAAAAAAGTGGATTAGAAGAAAAGATAATAAAAAATAAACAGTATATAGATGGAGCAAAGCAAGTTTGGAATATAGTTGAAGAAAACTTCCGTATTACTGAATCAGTAGAAAAGAAATTAAGTTCTAAAGCTTATGAATTTGACAAAATGATGATGGATAAGTTTCCAGAGTTATCACCAACAGATGTAAAAGAATTAAGACAAAGTATTGCTGGAGAAGTTAATAAAGGGAAAGAGGCTGTTTTAGAAAATTCAGAGATATTAAAGAAATTACAAGAAGAAAATCAAGAGCTTAAATCTAAGAATATTGATTTAGAAAGTAAACTAGCTGCAATATCCAATTATGTACCAGTAGAAAATAAATAGTTAAACAAGGCAATAAATAGGACTAGAGATAGTCTTTTTTTATTGCCTTTAAATATATAAAAGAAAGGATGTATTTATTATGAATATAAAAACAGATTTAACAAGTGTAAATTATAGAAATGGAAGAAATGGTAATTCTATAGATTATATAGTTTGTCATTTTACAGGTAACCAAAATGATAAAGCATCAGGTAACGCTAACTATTTTAGATGTGTAAATAGACAAGCATCAGCTCACTATTTTGTAGATGATAATGAAATAGTTCAAGTAGTTAGAGAAGGAGATACTAGCTGGCATTGTGGAGATGGTAATGGTCGTTATGGAATAACCAACTCTAATTCAATAGGGATAGAAATGTGTGCAACTAATGGAGATATATCAGAAAAAACTATAGAAAATACTTTATGGTTAGTAAAAAGCTTAATGAATAAATATGGAATAGATATAGATCATGTGGTAAGACATTATGATGCTAGTAGAAAGTGTTGTCCTTCACCTTTTTCACCTAATAATTGGAGTAGATGGTGGGAATTCAAAGAAAGATTAAAAGGAACAGTAGAAAATATAGAAGTAACTACACAAAGTACAAATGGTTTCTATGAAAGTGATATTGAAAAAACAAATGCTACTATAGTTGGATTAGGAGATATTGAAGTTTTAAATGATAAGTGCGAAGTAATTAAAGATAGATATATTTCTAGTTTAGATAGAATATATGTATTAGGAATATACCCTTCTCGCAATTTTATAGAGGTTATTTATCAAGGAAAGGATAAAAAGTATCATGCTTATATAGACATTAAATACTATAGTAGAATATCTTTTGATTTCCATATGCAGTATCAAAACGACGATGGAGATACTTATGTTTGGTGGAGCTCTAAAGATGTAAATAAAACTGAGCCAAATGAAATATTATCACCAAACAAAAAAGCATCTCCTATGTATCGTGAAAATGGATGGTTAAGAATAACCTTCTATAGAGATAATGGTGTTGCAACTGATGGATTTGTTCGTTATGAAGGAGAGCAATCTGTAAAGTTTTATGAAGAGGGAAAAATTAAAGATGGTATAGTTAAAGTTAATACTTATCTTAATGTAAGAGATAGTATATGTGGAAATATAATAGGAAAGGTCTTTAATGGTGAAGAAGTTTCAATAATATGGACTAAAGATGGGTGGTATTACATAGAGTACAATACAAATCACGGAAAGAAAAGAGGATATGTAAGTTCTAAATATGTAGAAGAAGTATAAAATAATTATTTATTTTATGTTAATAAATACAAATTTTATTGGTAGAATAAATATAAAGTTTATATAATTTAATGTATATTCTACTTTAACTATTAGACAATTAATAAGAGAGATAGGCATATGTATTTATATGCCTATCTCTCTTTTTTAGTTTAAATAAGTATAAAAGCGTAAGTGATTTTAAACACCTTTATCAACGCTTTAATCATTTAACTATAACCCAGTTATTAATATACTCAAATTTATAAATTATATTCATGAAAAATAAGAACTTTATTCATTAACATAAATGTTATATAATGTTAATGAATAATTTTCTAGGAGGAATATAATGAAGAATAAAAAGCAAATAATAATTAATGTAGTTATAGCAATTGTATTTTTCTTTTTAGGTGGGATAGTTGGTTCAAGAGCTGAATATTCTAGATTAACTTCTATACAAAATGTAATACCTAACAATAGTGCTAATGAAAAAGTTAAAAAAGAAAATAAAAAAGAAGAAGCTAAAGTTATTCCATTAAATCAAGAAGAGAATTTGGGAAATATTGGATTGAAGATATTAAATGTAAAAGAAACAGAGCAGGTTAATAATGAATCAGGTAACGTAAGCCCAAGTGGTAAATTTATAGTAGTAGAATTATCACTAAAAAACAATGCTAAAAAAGCAGTAGAATATAATCCTAATCAATTAGAATTAGTATCTAATGATGGAGTAGTTTATCAAGTTGACGATGTCGCATTTCAGGCTGGACAAAAATTAAATAGTCAGGAAACTATATACAATAAAAATAAAGATTTTATTGGTTTTTATGATAAATTTAATTCGGGATTAACTAAAAATACATATGTGGTTTTTGACGTACCTACAGAGTTGAATTTAGATAATACTAAATTAGTTATACAAGGAATTGAAGGAGTTCAATTTTCACTTAAATAATAAAGAAGTCAGGAAATTTATTTCCTGACTTTTTGATCTAAAAATAATTTTCATCAAGATTAAAATTTTTAATAAGCTGTTTTAAGTAATCTTCACTTGGATTTCTCTCGCCAGTTTCCCATCTATAAATAGTCATAGTTCCAACTCTAGCTTTTTTAGCAAAATCATTATAATTTAATCCAGTACTTATTCTAAATCTTTTGATTTTATCTCCTATAGTTTCATTAGGTATGATGTCAATTATAGAGAGTTCTTTGTTAGGTAATATATCGTTTATTGTTGTTCTTTTATTCAT